AGTGAGGAACAGAACGAGAGTTTTTAACCCCCGGACACAGACAGAAATTGACGTTGTGAAGACACAAGTCCGGCTCTTCTCGTCTTACAAAGAAAATCGATACCTCTCGCCGGAGTATATCGCAGACCTTGAGAACATCACAGACCCAAACAAGCGCAAGGCATGGCTAGAGGGCGATTGGGATTTCACAGCCGGGGGCGCAATCGATGACATTTGGCAAGGTGATGTTCACATCGTCCAAAGGTTCCCGATCCCGGCGAATTGGAAGACCCGGCGCTCGTTCGACTGGGGATCTTCTCACCCGTTTTCGGTTGGGTTTTGGGGCATTTCCAATGGTGAGGAAATCGAGGTTGATGGCAAAACACTTTGTTTTCCAAAAGGGTCACTCATACGGTGCGCGGAAGTTTACGGGTCAGAAGCGCGGAAAAACCCACATGGTGGGGTTGACCTTTACGGACACAACAAAGGCTTGAAGCTGTCGGCTCGGGACGTGGCAAAGCGTGTCAAAGAGACCTGTGAAAACCTGCTTTTGTTGGGTTGGATTCAAAATGAAGTTTCACCCGGACCCGCAGACAATCAGATTTATGATGTAAATGAGGCTGAAAGCGGCTCAATCGCGTCTTTGATGCAGGAAGAGGGTATAACGTGGACCCGGTCGGACAAGAAGAAGGGGAGCCGCAAGAATGGCCTGCAATTGATGCGGGATATGCTTGAAAACTCAGTCAAACGCGAAGGCCCAGGGCTTTACGTGATGCGTAATTGCAAAGCTTTTATTAACACGGTGCCAGTTTTGCCAAGATCTGAAAAAGACCCGGATGACGTTGAAACCACTGCGATCGACCATGTGTTCGACGAGGCGAGGTACATGGTTTTGGATGCGCGGCCTGACTACATCGAAGAAATCGACGTTGAATTTGCGACGTAAAAAAGCCCCGATACCGAGATTCCGGTATCGGGGCTTTTTTGTTCATCTTGGGTCACGATCTCCCCAATGATCGTGGTGAAAGTCCCAAGCGTCCCAAAGCTCTTGTTCATACCACTGGTCAAGCTCATCCACTTGATCAAAGCTGAAATATGATTTGCCACTGTCCCAAATAGCAGCTTTCTGCCCTTTGGTCACATAAAACCCAGCACTCTGCCAAGCTTCATAAGTGGCGAAAATTAACTCACCAACAGTGTTGCCGATTTTTTTACGCTTAAACAGCTCGCCATCTAGTAACTCATAGACTTCAGCCCCGTTGCCATCAAAAGCAACAAGCACTTTTATGAGGTCTAGTCTATTCATTTGCCAAAGAATTTGAGTTTGTGGAGCACAAAGGCCCCAAGGAATGCAACCGCGTAGAACACAATTGCACAAAGGGTGATTGATTCGGATAAGCTCATTTTGATTTTATGTAACGGGTGTAGATTTTGCCCGCTGTGGTGTCGTGAAATTGAACATGCCACTTTTCAAGACAGCCATAAGTGCCGAGGTGTCTGATAAGGGTGGCCACACCTTCAAAGTGTGTGCCTGCGAATATTTTGACGGTGTCATCTATTTTGTGGGTTGTTTCTTTGGTCATGATATTAAACAGAAAACAGTTTTTGTTTTCTCGTCAACCTTCAAAAACAACAAACTTGCATTTTGCAGCAAAAACATTGATTTTGGCTCTATGCCCAAAAATATCAGCTTTACGCACGAGGATGTCATAGATTACAGAAAGAAATGGTCCATGATCTCTGATTGCATTGCCGGAGAAGAGGCAATCAAAGCGGGCAAAGAGAAATACCTGCCCTCGCCATCTGCGGACACAAACACTGAATACGCCAAGAATCGGTTTAACAGCTACATTCAGCGATCGGTGTTTTACAACGTGATCGGGCGCACTCTTTCCAGTCTTGTCGGTCAAGTGTTTAGCAAAGACTCTGAAATCGACTTGCCCACAGACCTTGATCGGTACAAAGGAAATATTGACGGTGCAGGGACATCGATTGAACAACAAGCCAAAGCAACGCTCTCGGTGATTATGAGCAAAGGTCATTGTGGGCTACTGTCAGATTTCCCAGCAACGTCTGGCGAAAGCACAACGCGTCAAGACATTGAGACAATGCGCATTCGCCCGCGTGTGATGCTGGTGATGCCAGAAGACATCATCAACTGGCGTGTCACTGTCATCGGTGGTGAGTCTGTGCTGTCATTGATCGTGCTTCAGGAGTCCACAATCACCGAAGATGATGGATACGAATTTAAAACTGAACCCCGGTGGCGTGAAATGCGTTTAATTGCCACCGACGAAACCGAAGCCAATTTTGCTGTGCAGGTAACCGTCTGGCGCAAACTCGAAAAAGCTATAAACGGTGAAGAGTTTGAGATTGTCGAAGGCTTCCCGGTCACATTGATGGATTATGCAGGGCGACCGCTTGACCGTATCCCTTTTGAGTTTGTCGGCTCCACCAACAATGAGCCACAAATCGACAAACCGCCCCTTCTGGATCTTGCAAATTTGAACATTGCACACTATCACAACTCGGCGGACTACGAGGAGGGGGTTTTTGTGAGCGGGCAGGATCAGTTGGTTTTGGTCGGGTTGACTCAGGAGTGGACAGATAAAAACTTCAAAGGTGGTCTGAAACTCGGCGCACGCAATGCAATCCCACTTGGTAAGGACATGGATGCAAAACTCTTGCACACCGACCCAAACAACATTGCATCGGAAGCGATGAAACACAAAGAGGACCAGATGAAGTCAATCGGCGCAAAGCTCATTGAGCCGACAGCCACTAAAGGCACAGCGACAGAGGCTATTATTGAGGAATCGAGTGAGACATCGATACTCTCAAGTGCGGCAAAGAACGTGTCACTAGCTTACCGCAAGGCTCTTTACAATGCTTCCCGGTTCGTGAGTGATGTTGACCCTTTGACAATTATTTACCAACTCAACAGTGATTTTGCGGCGGCGATGGCAACCCCACAGGAGCGGGCGCAGATCTTGGCAGAGTGGCAAGGCGGGTTGATTACGTTCGTGGAAGCAAGAACCCAGTTGCGCAAAATCGGTGTCGCCACTGAAGATGACGAAGTTGCAAAAGCACAGATGGAAGACATTATTTTCCCGGTTGAGCCTGTGAACTAATGCCCACAAAAAAGCTGACTCTGAATGAGTCGGCTTTCGCGGGTGGGTTTTACTTTACCCAATAAGTGACAAAACAGAAACGTGAACTCTCAAAATTGCGACTCAATACCCGGACGCCTTCACCGAATTTACCTTTATATGGTTCAATCACACCTTTTTCGTTTTTGCGTGAGACATACCCTCTTGTAAGCGAGGTGTGGAGTTGACGAAGACCTTTAGTTGATAGTTCTTTCATATTTTGAATTTTTGATGTTTTGTAATTGGCCCGGAATTGGGCATACACTAACTATAAAACGTTTTTTGTTTAAGGTCAATAACTTTCTTGCCCAAAAGTGTAATTAAATTTTAACTGTGGGAAATGCCAGTAAACAAAGCACTTCTTGATTTAGCGATTAGGCGACAGGTGACACTCGAAAAGCTCAAAGCCAGGCAAGTCAGGGACTTCAGCAAAGTATTTTCTGATATTTCAGCACTTGTCCGTTTGGAGTTCTCCAAGCTTGGTGAGCTGACTTCGGTAAAAAGACAGACGGTTTCAAAACTTCTTGGCACATATGAAACGAAGATCCGTGACATTTATAAAGAGCAAATTGCACTTTTCACACCACAGCTTGAGAAAGTAGCGGGTGTTTATGCCTCAATGGAGGGCATTGATATAATGTCAAGTTTGCCCGGTGGTGTGGAAGTGGCTTCAGCCACACCCAAACAGGCGTTTAGGCTAGCCAAAACGAGGGCAATGGGTCACTCAGGCGAAATCATGAACGAGTTTATCGGCAAACTTGCAACCGGGGAAACAAGCCGGGTGGTCAACACGGTTCGGCAAGGGTTCTTTCAGGGGCAAACCAATCAGCAGATTTTGCGATCTGTGGTCGGCACCAAGGCGGCAAACTTCAAAGACGGGATTCTTGACGTGTCCCGGCGCAATGCAAAAACGGTCATAAACACTTCATTTCAACACGTTGCCAGTGTCGGACGCATGGCAACTTGGAAAGCAAATGAAGAATTATTTACCGGCTACCAGTGGGTCTCAACACTTGACTCTATAACGTCCAACAAATGCAAGAGCCTTGACGGTCAAGAGTTTGAGAAATGGGTAGGCCCATTGCCGCCGATTCACCCGAATTGCAGGAGCACAACAATTGCGGTTCTAAACTCTGAATTTGATTTCCTCTCTGAAGGGCGCACCCGGTCGGCTGAGTTTGGCCCAATCAATGGCAAACAGTCTTACTACGATTGGTTGAAGACCCAAGATGCAGACTTTCAGGAGCAGGCATTAGGCCCTGCACGAAGCAAGTTATTTCGTGATGGCGGGCTGAGCGCGGAGAAGTTCAGGGCATTGCAGCTTGATAAAAATTTTGACCCCTTGACTCTCGCAGAGATGAAAGTTCTTGAGCCTGAAGCGTTCAAACTTGCGGGTTTGTAGGCACAAAATCGCGCCGGATTAGACACCTAATTGGCATCAGCACAGCTTGCTTGTCGTTCTCAGGAAAAAGGCAAACCGGGTTCTTTCCGGTTTCATCTTTCCATGTGCACGTGACACCTACAAGGCAATCCGCCTTACGGCTGGTTAGTGTGCCAAAACCGAGCGCATCAGTGATGTAGTCAGAATCAATTAACGTGACAGTCTCAAGCACCACAACACCGAGCGCGGACTTAGAAGAGACACCTGCTTTTGAGTCACCAAGCGTGATTTTGTTGTCTTGCCCTCTCGGTATTATCTGTTTCCAATCGGGAAAAGTAAACTCTTCAGACTGGTTTTTGAGGACAATTAGTTTTGCCGACTTTGAGACGACAGAATAAACACCCGGTGTCATACTGGGGGGCAGAAACTCAGGGTTCCATTTGTGCAAACGGTAGCCATC